CTGGTTGCGTCCCCTTGACCATTCCTAACCACGTATTTCCCATCGCGTAATAAACTGCGGCGGTGGGCTGCTGAAAACGGTTTAAAAGTGGCTTCCTTTCTAATTCGTAAGTATTGTCTTAGACTTATTGAAGATACAGGTCAGTTTGAATATGACCTAAGAAATCGTGAAGGTCCACTTGTTAGGGTGTTCCGTATGGAAGATGAAAATTTTGAGGAAGTTCAAAAACGAATGTTAGTTAATCTTAATCAAAAGTTAGATATTTTTCGTATAGAAGGTCAAGTGCTCTTTGGAGTGCGCGGAGATGCAATTTATCAAGATCCTAAAGAGATAGCTAGTCTTATGGAAGCAACGAATATTTATAGTATGGTAATAGAAGGTTTGCCTAAAGATTGGTTGCCTATGGCTACCCCTAGAGCTATGATTTCTCCCATGATAGCGGACCTTCAATTCCGTTATGATCGTGAGAGGATGGCTCCTTTTATTTCTTATATGGATCGTGATATTGTTTGCCCAAATAATCACCTTGTTTTGGGCACTTTTAAGAAAGATGTTGGTGTGCCTTCTTTGCTTGTTCTTTGTTTGAGAAGGTTGTCTTCTTATAATTTGGCTTATGGTGGTACTGTTGAGTATCCTTATGTTTCTAATGCTTGTTTTAATCCTCTTTTGGGTTTGACAGATAAGTTATCACGTTTGCCAAAGAATTATGTGTCTTTTCTTCCTGACTTTAATTTTAACGATGTTCATCGTGCTCTTAATTTTTATTATTCTTATTGTGTTAAAGTTCAAAAATTTAAATTTGAATTTAAGCCCTCTGATTTGGATAAATTTAAATATAATGTTGCTAAGTGTGGTTTTAGGGATTGGCCTGAGATGCCTGATTTCCAGCTTGATCCCTATACTAAGGTTAAGTTTACTACTAGACCCAACAAGAAACAATCACAAGCTCTCTTAATTAAAGAAATGTTGAAATCTTATTTTCTCGCGATGGATGAAGTCCAAGCGGGAATTGTTCCTTTTGAGAAGCATTTGAAAGCTTTTATAACAACATTATCTATAAAGGAACAAAATATTTCTTCAATTGATTTAGGTGACTTACAGGATGTAACAGTTTCTGAAATGTTTCATAAATCTCGTTTATTCTTTCTCTCTAATGATTCTATGCTTCATAAGTTTTTTCAGACTAGAGTGAAAGGTGAGCGAACGTATTTTCCAGAGTGTACTGATATTTATGGTAAAAGAGCAGCTAAAAATATGACTGTTAATATTTCAATTGGGTTCACTTGGACTAGAGGGGGTGCATTTCTTCTTCATAATGCTTTGCATGGTGAGCGAATGGACAAATATGAACGTGTTTCTTTTCCTGGAGATTCTAAAGATAATGTTTGTTGCACTTATAAGTTTGTTTCTTCTGGTGATATGTTGGTTGCTTCTGGTGATATTAAATCTTTGGATACATCTATTACTGCTATTCCCCTTGTTCTTTATCTAATGTTTGCTCAGATTTGGGTTCAGCGTAATGATGAGGACCCTCATTATCGTACTTTTCAATATATTCTTGAGTCTTGCGCAGAGCAGCTTGCTGGTAAAACTGTTCGTTGGCTTAAGGACTTCGTTTTATTGATCGGAGTTATGCCTAGTGGTTCTTTGGAGACTTCTCATGGTGATAGTTGGATAGTTGGTATTGTTTATTGGCTCTCTTATGTTTTCAATGTTATGGCTAAAGTGCAACCTAAAATTCGTAAAGTCATTTGGACTTATTTAAGTCGTAGGTTGATTGCTTTGGCTGTTTATGGAGATGATTTTCTTAAAATTTATCCTAAAAATCTTCGTAATTTTATTAACATTGAAGGATTTGTTCAGTATTTGTGGGTTTGTCATGGAATTAGAATGAAGAATTCTGAAGAATTTACTTGTATGTTGACGTATATGACTGTTCGTAATAATGAAGTTTTAAATTATGTTCATACTGGTCCGACTTATCTTAAACGTCATTTTATTGATTCATCTAATTTTAATCTTGAACTTCACCAATCAAAAATTTCTAAGATAGTTTCATGGCGTCCTTTACCTCAATATTTTTGGAGAGCTGGTGTTCCTAGAGATCGTAGCGCTCCTATTTATATTAATCTTGCTCGTTTGATTGGTTTGGCATATGATACTTTAGGCATTGATCCTGTTGCCTATAATTATATTAGACTAATTTATAAATGGTCTTTTGAGCA